GCTCTTCCGATCTCTAGTATATAAAAAATTTGCCGGGTCAATATCAATGTCTATAGCTCTACGTATATTAGCTAGACCATTTCCAACATTAGACGGGTTTGGAACTATCTCTTCATCATTATTATCAGAAATTCCAGCACCAAATTGTAATTCCATTCTATTATCACTACGTAATTTTGTAACAAATCGTTTTGCAGTTTTACGTAATTTTAATAAACTAGGCACTGAAGAGCGATATTGTGAAAGATCTGGATCATTTTCTATAATATTGGGTACAGATTCAAAAACGGTATCTTGTGCTAAATATGGAACTTCATACCAACTATCACCATCCGTTTCAGTTACCGATACAATTTCTATAATATTTGTATCATTTAATAAAATTTTATCATATGGTACAGGAGAACTAAAATCAAACGTTTGTGTTTTGATTTCTCCAGAAACAGCACGTACTTGTTTTTTTAATAAAAAATATGTTGGCGTTTTTGTTGCAGGGTCTACTTCATAAATTGTAACTTCTGTTGTATCATATGATGATGAATATCCAAAATTAACATTATCTAATGTACGAAATACTGAAGAATTGCCGGATGCAGGTTTTACGCGCAATCCGGATTTTATAGAAAGTGCATAGTTATAATCAGGTATTACATTAATACCGCTACCAATTGATGGTACAACTTGAAATATATCTAATGTTACATATGCAGGCGCCGAAGTTTTAGGTTTATATCCTAAAGTTTTAGCTAAATCATATATATTTGCTTGTTCAACAGCTTGATCTAAAAATGATTCTCGTAAATTACTGTCTGCATAAAAACTTAAAACATCGCCGACATATGAAGCTAATTCAATAAATAACATGCCCGGGGACGCATCATTGAAATCAGTATAAGTTGTCGGAAAGTATTGTTTAGTAAAATCAATTAGATTTGTTCTAAATTGACTAAAATCTTTTCCAATGTATGATATATCTTTTTTAGTTTCCATAATAATTATCCAATTGTAATCACACCAGTTTCAGATGCATTAATTTCTATAGTTTGTTGTAATAAACTAGATTCAACATTAAATGTAATAAGTACTTTAATTGAATGATCTAATGTCGGATCATCTATAGCAGTTACAATATCAATTGATAATATATTGATAAATGGCACCCAAACTGATGCAGCATCTATAATTGTATCATTAATATCAATTTTAATATCATCAGTTACTTGTTCAAAAAGTAGTGCTTTTAAATTGCAGCCAAAATTCATCCATTTGCCCGTACGTTCACCGGGAAATGTTAATAACAAATTTTTAAAACTTTCAAGGCCTTGCTCATCTTTTGAATATAAAACATTAAATACCCCGTTTTTACTAAATAATAAACCAATTCCATAAGCAGAATCAGAAGTAGAATTTATATTACTAGATGGTATTATTACGTATGACATTATCTACCTTTCTTTTTGTCAATTGCTTTCATTAAAGCAGAATAATCTCTATTCATTGCTTTCGCAACAATTGGGTCTACTTCAAAAGTTTTACCGGTTTCTGGATCATTCATTACTTGCGGAGCGGCAGATTGTTGTCCCGAACGTAACATTCCAAATCCTTGAGCGTCTGCAGATGAAAAACTTAAATCACGATAATTTTCATTCATCAGTTCAGAAAAACTAGAAACTGACGGACTACCTTCTTTCATTGAAGGAGTTTCATTTAAAATATCGGCAAAGCCCGTACGTTGAAATTGTACTTTGTTTTTTGCAGTTGCATGTTGCACTGATTTGCCTGTTGCCCGATTAACCGGCGTAGGAGATGTAGATTTCATCTCATTGATAGTAGATTGTAATCCTTCGCGAAGTATTTCAGTTAATTCTTCTTTAATAACATCACGTACGGCTATTTTTAGTGCTTTTATTAATGTTTTTGAATCCATATGATAACTTTATTAATAAATATGGATAAATGTAAATTTGATTAGATTTCTATGCCAATACCCCAGCCAGAATCAGTTTTTGGGCCATATATTATTTGAGAATCTACATCAACATAATAATCATCAATATCTCCTATAGAATCTGTTGGCGGTGTTATTCCTGACAAAATTTTGCTAGGTGCTTCTTTAAGATTTTGCAAAACATCAAGTTGATTTTGTAACAAAGTTCGTATAACATTAAACCGTCCCTGAATATCATCATCAGAAACATTTATTTCTTGGTAAAATAAAGAAGGAAATCTATTAGATAATGAATCATCAGATAAATCATTTAATGCATTTTGAATATCTGAAGTGACATTAAATGTTTCTGTATTACAAATTGAAGATAATTTTGTGATTGCTTTTGCTAATAATTGATTGACTCTAGCAAAATTTCCATTAATGGATGATATCATACCTTGCAAGGAAGCAACGGATGATCTTGCATTTTTACCTAAATTATCGAATGTTGTTATTAATTTAGAAACCGGTCCTGTTGGAACACCTGGAACAGCAGGAATAGCTAATTGTACAATCGACAATGTTGATGCAATCGTAGCTACTGAATTAATAACGGGAACTAGTTGATTGATTAAATTTAAACCTTGTTTAATTTGCTCAATTGACTCATATAACTGTTGTAATTTTTTTTTAGCTTCAACTATCCTAGGATCATTACATTTTGTAGATAACGGAATAGATTGAATCTGTTTTATAAAATCTTCAGAAGCAGTAGATAACGTTTCTACTTGTTTCATTAAAACAGGTATTATGCGTTTAATCAAATTTGCTGGTATAGTTGTTCCTAGTGCCATTACGTATTTAAAGTATTATTTTTATATGCATCTACTTGTATATTATCATTAGTTAATTCTTTAAACAACGTTTCTAGATCCGAATCTGGAAGGCTATCATATAATGGTGTACAAACTACGCCACTAGAATCTTGAAAACCAATTTTTACGATTGCTACTAATTTTTGTAGTAATTTTACAACAGAATCTGAATGAAGTAATGGTTCTTTGTCAGTCGATGAACCTAAATATATCGTAGGCGCATTAATCTCAACACTTTGTTTTGCATCAATAATTACAGAATCAGTTTTCGATTTTAAAATAATTCTATCTGCAACTCCAATAAGTTGTGAATTTGAAAAACTAGATATTGATATTGTATTCGGCGATACTGGATTATTTGTAGTTAAATTATTTATACGTTGATTGCTAGTTAAATATAAAGAAGCATAATCAGAGTTAACATCTTCTGTAACGTAATCTGCAGTTGTTTTATTTCTATTAGATAATATAATAATAGGATGTCCTGGATCACCTAGATAATTTGGTAATGCGTCAACTTTTGCTTTCGATGTATCAATTGAACTTCCAAAACGAATACTATTACCCCATCGACCTTCAATTATAGTATCACCTTCATATGCTTGAAGCATAGAAATTTCTTTGTCAACAAATGTATCAGTAGTTATAGAAGAATTACTTAAACCAGTTAATGCATTAAAATTGATATTTGAATTTACTGATAATGTAGTTAAATAATACCAACTAGGTTGCGGAGAGTCAATGTTCGAATCCTCTCGATATCCTATAAATATTAAAACTTGTTCTCCTACTACAGGAATTTTTTTTGAATTTATGTCAGCTGGTTTGATATTACTAATAACCGGAGAATATGTATCCGGTGTTATAATTTTACAACTAATTTCATATGCATGATGTAATTTAGTAGTTTCTATAGATTCGCGTTGCGTTTTTAACGTATATGTTTCATTGTCAAATGCTGAAACTACTTCGGCAATATAAAATGATATAGGATTGCCGTATTCGCTATTCATCTGCCCCCGATATTTTTTGTTTTGCTTGATCTATTTTTGATTGTAATGCTTGTTCTTGCGTATCCATTTTACGCAAATCTTCAATTTCATCAGTTAATTCTGTTTCTAGAGTTGATTCGGCAATTCGAATTAATTGCATTTTTTCCTCATCTGAAAGTAACGAATCAGCCCCAGCAATAGTTTGTTTGGTAGAAATATAGCGTTGAACAATGGCAGTTAATTTTACAAGATGATCATCATTTTTAACTGCTACATCTAAATATTCTTTGATTAAAGGCACAATAATCGTAGCATCAGATGCATTTCGTATTAATGGTTGCAATTGTGCAATCAATTGAGAAATTTGTCGATCTTTCTTTTTGCTGTTATGGTAGACATCAGACATTAAGTCTGCAAAAGTAGTGCCTTTAAATAGTTCTTCGTTTTTATCCATTTTAATAACATTTATATTATATAAATATTAAAACGGCAATTTTATGAAGTCTGTTTGTTCGTATTGTTTAAATTTAGTTTCGTAAATTTGTTTGAGTGTTTTAATAACTCTAGTAATATTTGTTGTTTCGAGTCCCGTACGTTCTCGGATAAAAATATACAAAGCTTTTTTATTAAAATCTTCTATACTTTCGCGTGTTTCAAATATATGAAGAATTGAATCAGCAACGTGGATATCAGTTGTGTTAGAAAATAATGAATTTAGATTATCATAACAATACGTAATATATGCATCCATAAAATATTGAAGAGTTTCTCGCATTTCAGAATTATGAATTTCAGTCATAATGTTTCGTTGTTCGTCTATATCTAAAGTTTGCGTGTCTTGTTTTAATTTTGCATAGCCCTTTTGATTTTCTGCAATAAGATAATTAAATGAAGTTCTAGTATAATATGAATACGCTTTTCCGGCATCTGGATTAAATTTATCTAATCGAGCAGTTAAAAATGTAACCAAATCGGTTTGTAGATCATGAAATGAAGAATCAATATAATCAGGTTTCATTTTGTTGATTAGATTTTCAGCTAATTTCATAAACGCCGGATAAATAAATCTTCTATAGATTCGTTCTCTGCGTACTGTGCTATCTGTTTTGTTGTATCCAATAATAGCAAGTTCTGTTATTTTTGTAAAATAAACATTACTTTTCTTCTTCGCTCGCTTCGCCATCAAATTCCGATTTAAGATTTGTAATTACTTCTTTCAACAAAGAAAATGTTGTTCCTGCTTCATCATCTTTTTCAAATGCACCAATGCGGTCTATTTCTTGCATTTTAGTGTATGCTTCTAAAATTTTAGAATACATATATGCATTTGTTTCTTCAACTGAAGCATGATAATCTTCACTGTCGACTACTAAACCAGCTAATACATATGCTCGGTGAGCAAAGTATATAAATGCTGCTAAAAATGCTAAGGTTGTTATTGATAAAAATATTGTCATTATTGAAATGCTTTAAAAATGTCGTTTAATGATTGTTGCACATCTGGATTATTTTCTGCTAGATTTTTTAATCCGTTGCTTTTTTGTGTTTTGCTTTTTTCTGCAACTGGAGCCGGAGATGTTGTTTTTCCATTTCTCCAACGTTCATATTCAATTTGAGCTGCCATGTGATCTGCATGATGCAAAACTATAGGTAGATTTGTTTTCAATTTGGCTTGTGCCGATCTAGCAATGTAATATGGTTTATTTGCATCATCATACATTCCATCATGAATTTTGATTGCTTGGTATTCATTCCAAGACATTTTAACATCATATTCTTGTAGCAACCAAATTGAAAGATCTGGTACCATGGTGAATGGAATGTTTTCATTGTGACGATACATCTTGTTTTGGTTCTTGCGATGCCAATCCGATGTTTCAACTTGATACACTTCATTACCTTCGCCTGGAAATCCTACTTTACCTAAATCATGATGCATTGCTGCAAACATTAATTCTTCCATGGTATATCCAGACATATCTGCACCCGATGATTGCCATGTTGCATACAAGTTTCTAGTACATTCCATTACTCGTAGTACGTGATCTACATAACCTCCGGCAAATGCATTGTGAAAATGAGCAATGGATGATGCTGGCATCATAACAATGCGATCTTCTAAATCATCGTACATTGCATGAAGTTTGCTATTGCGTGTAGGAAAGAATGTGTCAATTTCATCACGAAATCTTTCCCAATTTGATTTTATTGTTTCTGCTTCTAACATAACTTATTATATGTAATTATTTTCGAACTTCCAAGACTTGACCATTTACGAGCTTGGATGTGCATGTTGAACATGTTATGGCTGTTGCTTTTTCATCAACACGTTCGCAAATTTTATCGCAATATTTACATTGCAATTTTTTGAAGCCTTTCGGCATATAACTCTTTGAAACTTTCATTATTCTCTATCAACGTAATATTTTGCTGAATCTAATTTTTTAAGTGCATTTGCCAAATTGTTAAGCGCAGAAGCTTTATCAATTTTGCCTTCTTGCAACATTTTTCCTGTATTACGGATAATCTCTCTTGCATCTTCGATATCATCAGTAACTTTTGCTTTGTAACGGTATTGTGCCATTGTAAACCTTTATTATTTATTATTAATTTATTTATATATAAATATTATATTATAAAATTATTGCTGTATTATTTTCTTGACAACATGTAACTCCAATTTGCAATAAAGCTAACTCTTTAGCCTTGGCCTCAACCTCGATGTCTAAAGACGGAACACCATATGTATTGGGTAGCTGTGTAATGAAGTCGGCATGAGCTTGCTCCTTGATCTTGGTAAACTCCTTGTATTGTTTGTGAAAGGTAGGCCATTGTGCAATATTTTCTAGTGAAATACCATGATGGTCAAACATACGCTCAATAAGAATCTGATTCTCGCGTCTACGCGACTCGGAGTAATGTGTGCATTGAATGGCACCATGAATAGCCCAAGTGTCACGAGCCATAAAGAATGCTTCTTGTTCGCTGATGTCACCGGTATTGAAAGTGTGATGCCAATAGTCAAACGTAATAGGAATACGTGTCGGAACATGCAAATACTCATACAACTCACGCACCGAATACATAGAAGCCTTGTCATCATTCTCGACAACTAAACGTGCACGACATGAGTCAGATAAACGCCGATAGTTATGCAACCAACGTGCAACGGTACCGGGCTTGTCATTGTATGTAGCACCAATATGAATATTGATAAGATTATCAAATGATGGTGCAAAGCCCATAAGGTCAAACATTTCGGAATGTCGTTCTAAACTAACAAGGGAATTATCAACAACCACAGCATCGGGACTACCTAAGATATGAAACGGACCTGGATGCGTTGTAAGACGATGACCATGCTGTTTTGCATAGTCACCTGCAGCACGAAGATGTTGTGTAATTTCATCAATACCGGGCAAGTCACGTAACTCATAATGATTCCAACGTGGAAATAATTCTGAACCAATACGGAATAGGCGAATGCCTTGTTGCTCGTTCCATTGCAGAATAGTTAATAAATCACGAGCATTGGCAAGTGCAATGTCGGAAGCTAATTGTAAACCGCCTAGTCGGAACTTGCGATCAATCATTGCACGACCGGTACGGATGCCGGCGTTAGAAAGCTGTGTATTGATACAGCAGTAACCTAGTCGAATCATATAAATAGATAAAGGATTATATTAATAATATATGAAAAATTATTGACAATTCAAAGTTTATACTTACATTTATCCATATGTTGACGTTTAATTACAGACGCACTATGAGTTAAATTGCAATATGGACATGTTAAGTACCGTAAATTATATTTACCTCGTTTTTGTCCAGTACGTGAAGCAACTGATTTTTTTATTTGTTGTTGTATTCTAGGATCATCTTTCGTCAATCCCGCATTCCATCTAGTTGCATTAGCAATTTTTGCTACTCTAGGATCATCTTTCGTCAATCCATAACACCATGATGATTTTCCTCTACGGCCGCTATTCTGTTTCATTTTAGCTCGTATTTCATCAGTATGTTTTTTTCCATAATAATGATTTAATTTACCAGTATTACGCTTTGCAAATTCCGTACGTAAATAATCATATTCTCGTGCAGTTATAGCAATATTTCTTTTATTTTGCTTTAACATAGCCATTGCATAATAACCTTTTAGAATTCCATGATGATTTGGATAGATTTCACAAAGAAGTTTATGTATTAAAAAATGTTCTCGAGCGGTTAACTCGACTAAATTTTCTGCCGAATTATCGCCTCCCATACATTTCGGTATAATATGATGGCGTTCTTTATAATCTATTAATGTTCTTGTTTTTGCTCGTTCAATTATAGCATCGTGTATTTTTTTGTAATCCATATAAGTAAGTAACCTTGCATTTTTCAAGGTTGCGGGCTTTACTCAATGCAAGGTTTCTTTATTAAATTTCTTCATGTAGCCGCAACTCTACATATATAAATATCAAAATTACTTTATTTTTTTTTTATGTAATATTTATATTAAAGTAACCGTAAAGGAAGAAATATGATTAAATTGAAATCATTGTTAATGGAAGCAGATCCAGGTGATCCATCGCAATCAACAGTTGATATATCATCAATTATGTCTGAATTAAAATCTGCATGCAATACATTCAATACAGAGATTGCTAATAAAACTAAATTAAACCTAGGAAATAACGGTTTAACGACTCTAGTAACGCCGGAAGGAATGATTGCCGAAGGCCCATACATTGCTATAACATCGCCGTTCATACAAAACACTTATGGGACTAAAAACCCATATGGCTATATAGGTGTAGAACTTTCAAAAGGGCGGTATCTTGGGAACAGTGCTAGTACACCTAGAGGAATTACTTTGCCGGCTTTTTTATTATACATGAATAGCTTTATAGATACTGCAATAGGTGGTAAACCTGGTACTGACAAAGGTAATAAATTTATCTCTAAATTCAAAGATCAAATTAATGCTGCAGGAACAACATTATTCAATACTGTAGATCCGATATTTAAAAAATTATTAGCATATAAAGGATATAATTCAGCAACTACAGCTACTGACGGTAAAGTTACTATTAGTAAAACAGCTTAATATATTAAAGTATTCGTAAAGGAAATAAATGAAAAATATTTTAGCAGAAAACATGCTTAGATTCGGTCCGCGTAATTTAACCGAATCAGAAAAAAGAAACCTACAAAGATTGACAGAAGCAGATCCAGGCGATCCATCACAAGCAACAGTTGATTTAACTGCTGATATGACAGCATTAAAATCAGCATGCACTGCATTTAATACAGAGATTGCTAATAAAACTAAATTAAAACTAGGAAATAACGGTTTAACAACTTTGGTTACTCCAGAAGGACAAACAACCGGTGGACCGTATATTACTATAACTTCTCCTTATTTTCAAAACATATCTGGAACTAAAAGACCATATGGTATGATAGGTGTAGAACTTTCAAAAGGGTATTATGGTGTACATAATTGGGGGGTGGCTGCAATAAACGAAGCTTCTTTACAAAGATTATTAATTTCTATAAAAAATCTTATAGGTCAAACTGTTATAGCTGGTGACAGAGGTAGTGACAAAGGTTCGAAGTTTAATGATAAATACCATGATCAAATTAGTGCAGCAACAACAACATTATTTAATACCGTAGATCCGATATTTAGAAAATTATTAACATATAAAGGATATAATTCAGCTACAATATCACCAACTGGTGAAGTTACTATTAGTAAAACAGCTTAATATATTAAAGTATACAAAAAGGAAAACAAATGATAAAATTAAAAAATATTTTAGCAGAAAATATGCTTAGATTTGGAACTAAAAATTTAAACGAATCAACTAAACAAAAATTAATAGAATCGGGGTCTACAGAACCTGGCGATCCATCACAATCAACTGTCGATTTATCTGATGATTTTAGAAATGCTAATTCTGCACTACAAACATACGCAGATACGTATAATGCATTAACAAAACCAGAAAAACAAGATAAAAAACCTATAACATTATCATTGATAACAGATCCAACTGATCCAAATAATTTATTAATTACAGGAGCCGGACGTGCCACTGCGGGAGATGCAAAAGGTAAAGAAGCACAAAATTATATTTTTAAATACAATATGCCAACGCAAACATTAACAAGAAGACTTTACGTTAACAATCAATGGACAACTAAAACAATTGCATCGAATCCGCAAAATATAGGTTCAGGTCCAGATGGCATTTGGAGATATGGTGGCGCAACATCTGATAAAAACGTTCAAGCTGTTAAAAATGCAGCTGATAAAGTAGGTAACGCAGTTATAACATTATTTTATAAGATAAGAGATACTGCACCAAAAGGATCTGTTGAAGTATCGCGCCATTGGGATGAGTTTAAATTAGGTACGCCGGAGCAACGAGCTCAGAACTATTAATTTACAATAACTTTAAAATCGGTTTTAATTTCAACTTTAGTTACTCGTTGAATTTCATTAAACCAATAATAAAATACAGAATTGGTATTCATATCAATGATAAAATTACTGCGTACTGGTAATCCATTAACATCATAATCTTCCATAACGAAATGCAATACATTGTCATTGTTTTCAAATTTTACGATTGATACCGTATTAACATATACTCCATGATAATAATAACTACATGTACTATCCGTTAAATTTAATACATGACGAGTATCGGTATATGTAGTATCAACAATTTTATCCGGAAATTCGACGGCATCTAAGTATGAAACGTTGCCGTGCATAATATGCATTTTAACTTGAGAAACGGATACTGTATATGTTTGAGAAAATACGGAAGTGCTAATAATAATAGCAACAATTGAAAATATGCGTTTCATGTTTTAATTTATTAATTGGTTAATTACTAGTATAATATGAAAATTATTTATATTTTCCAACCATTACGTAAAATATGTTTTTTTTTTAGATGCGTATATTTATATTAAAGAAAGTAACCAAAAAGGAATAAAACAAATGAGCAAGAATTTATTATCAGAAAACATGCTTCGTTTTGGAACCAAAAATTTATCAGAAGGTGCCAAACGAAACTTAGTTTTAGAAAGCGTAATGCAAACTATTAAAGAACATGGGTTGTATAACGAAGTTAAACGCAGATTGATGGAATTTGCCGGTGGAAAGACAGCAGAAGAAGTTGCTGACGGACTATGGAGTGCATTTTCAATGGTAGGATCATCCGATCTATTAGGCGTAGTTAATAATTTACAATATATAAAAACCGGTGCAGATTATAATGCAGTTAACGAACTTTTGTTTAAAAATAAAGGTTTGAATATGGTTGGTGCAATGAAAAAATATCTTCCTGGTGAAGAATTAACAGAAGTTCCTGCAGGTAAAAAAACACATGCATTAGATGAATTGATGAGAATTAATTATCCTGGCCAATATAACGCGGCTGTAAAAGCCGGCCGGCTTGGTATTGACTGGGGTAGTGGCTCTCCATATGATTTAGATGGTACAATGTATGATGGAATAACAACAAGCAATACTACATGGCAAAAGACAAAGCGCCAAATGTCTTTTACAACAAACCGAGAATTACGAGGCGGCGGTGGTGGTGATTAAAAATTTCATAAATTTTAATACAAAGGGGCAATGCCCCTTTTTTTATGTTCTTACTTTAATGTTAAAGAATAATTTATCCGATATGCTAATAACAAATCCAGATGCAATACCAATTAAATGTGGTACATATAAATAAAAATCACTGTTACTAAATTCCATTATATGAATACACTCATCAAATACAAATAAAAAACAAAACGTTTTTAATGCAAAACTCAAAGATGCATTTAATTGATTTTTAAGAATTATAAAAGCCGCTAATGATGCATAAACAATTGTTGATAACCCTGCAAAGTTATTTGATACATTGGATAGTAATTGAATTCCGATCACATTAACAATAATTGTTATTAAAATTAACCATAAAAATCTACGCTTTAAAATTCTTTCACATTCGGCGCCGATTAATATAAAATACAAACAATTGTATAGCAAATGCGTTATCTTAACATCGTGACTAAAAGAAAAAGTTAAGATTTGAAATATGTTAAAATTTTCATTTGAAAATTGATATAAACCTACATACTTACTAAGATTGGTATCATTAATAAAAAAGATAACATTGATGACGTAAAATACTATAGATATAATTAAAATAGATCTAGTAACGATAGGAATATCAAAAAATAATTTTTTCATGGCTTAATACTTTAATTAGTTAATTACTAGTAATATATAAAATAAGCTAGTATTATCCAATCAAATATAAAATATTTTTGAAATTAATCACGTTTTACAAAACCACTTAAAAAGTCTCGTTGCTTTTGGATTGCTTCATCGAGTTCAGAATTTTTTCGTTTTTTTGTATGTTGTCGCTGCACTCCATTATTGCTAGGCTTAACATCATTCTCCACCCTGGTTGATCGTTTGGTGTTTGATTTAATTTTTCGATCAGTGGCACTAGAAGATTTTCGCTTGTTTGAATCACTGCTTCGGCTTTCATTATTTGGCCTTGGGGCGTCTCTAAAAATTTCTGAATCTGTATATGTTCTAGGCCCGGCGTCAATTCGTTTCTTAAGTTCATCAACTCCAATGGAATTTGTATCTTCGAAGAAGATGCATCCAATTTGGTAACTGGTTCTATATCCTTTGATTTGAATGCCGCACGGATACGTTGTGTTATTAGCACGTACGCTGTATTGAATACCCCAATTAGTTGTTTTATGATTTTTAACATAACCGTATTTTTTTGCCCCCAACCACGTAAATAAAACAGGCTCTCCTAGTTTAAAGAGAGCCTTGTTAAATTGTTTTTCTATGTTATCAGGAAGATGTTTATTTTTTGCCATTGACCTTTAATTAAAACAGATACCGGTAATTTGATCTACAATGTAAAATATTCGCATATACTTAGTAACCTTATCTTTACGAAACATTTTTTCTTGTTCTACATCTCGTTGAAGAATGTATCCAGCTTCTATAAAACGATTTTTTACTAAACGCAATGCACGCAAACTATTTGCTTCAATCATGATAATTTCATCATCAATCATTACATCGACTCTATCAAAGCTACGAGTCTCGTCAGCTTTTGTTGTGGTCTCTTGTTCTTTTTCTTTTTCTTCTAATTGCGTATGTATAGCACTAAAAAAATTAGAAAGATCAATTGCTTTGATTGTAGTAACTGCAGATGATTCATATAACCCGAACATGTAATTTAAACGTTCTTGCAAAGGCAATGTCTTAAAAAATACATATTCTTGTTTAGAAATACTAATTTTTTCGAATCTTGTTTCCATGGTCGTCCTCTTTTTTTATTACAAATAATTCATCAATTGCAGCAATATTTAGTTGCTTAATTTTTGATATTTGTTCTCGTGCTTCGAACAAACCCGTTGCCTTTACACGACCAATTATTTCATGTTTAGAATCTGTTTTATATGCATATGTATACGTATCCATCTTACTTATAAATATAAACCTAATTCATAAGCTCGCATACAAGATGTCAAAGAATCATGCAAAGTTTCTGATAAACGTTGTATTTCGTGTGGACGTAATGTCATTGTATAAGTTTTTACATCTACTGAAAATACAGAGTCTTTACCTGAATCTCGGGTTCTACCTGCTTGTTCTTGTACGGATTTTGAATATGCAATCAAATCTTTATATTTCATTTTGATTATGCATCCTGCTACATATAATTGTCCAATAGTACAATTCATTGGATCTTCTTTAAATACTTCAGCTGACATTTTGTCTTGAAATACAAAATCAATGTCTGCCCAAGTGTTACCGTTACGATTACGGATTTTGTCTGAAATACCCCAAGGGTGGTTTACGCTTTTTATCATGGTTTTTAAAATTTATAAATGTTTACAGTATATACATCACGTGAATAATTGTTTCGTATGGTAACGTATTGATATTTTTCTATTAACATGTCCAACATTAAGCCAGGATGAACATACAAGAAACCATCATGATGTGTTGTTTTGATTGGATTAAGCAAATTAAATGAAACTACTTGACGCGTCAAGTTATACATGATATCTACATCATCAAATAGTTTAGTTAAATCTTCATTTTCTGTTTGACAACGACGTTGAGTGAATACTCCTGATGCAACTACCCAATCGTGCACGTCAAATTTAGCTGTTTCAAAGGCGCCTACGGTAATATCCGTTAACGCCCATTTTTCTTCGCCTAACTGCGTCATTATAGGATTATGGTCTATGGCATTATAGAATACTATAGTATCATTTAACGCAGCCAATTCGCGTGCTACGGCGTATAAATCGCATCTACCACAGCCGATATCCAATAAACTACCTCCATTGAACCCTACTAGCAAGTTTTGCATTAAAAAACGTTGTTCAGCTGTGGTATTGTATCCGACGGGTAATGGACTATACATCATATAATCTTCATCTGTCGGAGTCAAAGCATCCCAACGTTCGTAATCTTCGGGTGAGTTTGTCAAATTTTGCAAAACTTTTTCAAATACTTCTTTAGTTTTCATTAGTCTGCTCTAACAATTGGTAATTGATCTGTTGCTAATAATTCTTTGTATGGTATAGTTGTCTGAATCATACCAGATTCGCACAATAAACCAGATAAATACTTGTTGATATATGTTCTACATGATGTATTTGTATTAACCATAGTCATTGCACTTCGATTTTCAAACAAAACATCATACATAACACCTTTGTTAACAACAAATTTATCTAGGATCACTCCAACTCGGTTAGTACCCTCCTGGGTGATGATAACCGTTTCGCCAATTTTATATGACATTATTCGATAATTTTAATGATTTTACTTGATGTTACTGATTTTACTTCAAAATCGAACATTACTCCTTTGAAATCTTGCACTACTTTGGCTTCTGCCTCAGTTACTGATAATGCTTCTACGAGATACGTTTCAGTAACTCTTTTTTCTTTTGTGCCTTTCGGCGTGTCAATTGTGTCAATTAGCTGTACTTTTGCTACGTAATAACCCATTTTTTAAAAATTTAATTAATAACTTATTTTATATATAAATTATATGAAAAAATATGATAAGTTCCAATTATTTTTTATCTAAAATTTTTTTTAATCGTTGTTGATCTCGATGCATTTCATATGATCGTTGTATTTGTTTTGGCGTTAAATCAAAATTTATCATCAAGTTATCTAAAATATCTGCAATCAAACGCTGCTTTTCAGTTACTGAATATTTTTTTCTTGAAAATATATCAATGATTGATATTAAGTGTTTAATATAAGTTTTAGGTAATTCTTTGACTATACGAGATTGTTTAGTATGTATAATATTATCATGTTTTTTTTCATTTAAAACCTTTCTAGTAGTTAAACTAGTCTCAGTTAGTAAATCACCATATCCCATAATCCATTCGGTTGGTGTACCACCCGGTGGTGGTGGAGGTGGAGTTTCCCCAGCTGGAGCACCTGCAGGCGGAGCTCCTCCCGCTGCACTACCTGCTTCTGCTTTTTCTTTATCGTCTGCACCAAATCCTTTAACATCATCTAAAGACAGTTGTAATTCAATTGTATAATCTATATTACGTCCCCATCCTGTATATGGAACTATTTTAATTATTTTTAATTTTAATAGATTTAAAAGAATACTCGGTGTACAATTTAATTCTTTGCCACTTCTACTAACAAATTCACGAACACCTATATCAGATATAGAATATAATATTCCTATATGTTGCGTACCATATGCATCAAATTTACCAAGAAATTTTTGTTCAGCTGGGGTAAATGCAGACCCGGGGTCTGAACTAGGCGCATTATCTGTTTCTAATTTTTTAGAACCGCCATCAGCTGGTTCTTCTTGTTCAGAAATCATTTCTCGTAATGTACGTAATATAATATGTTCGTTTAATTGTTTCATACAGATTTAGATTCGGCTAATTGAGTTGAACGATACTTGCTTGTCAATTTTTTTAATTCATTAATTGATTTACGTGCTCTAACTCCGGCAGCTTTTACTTGTTTATCTTGAAAGCGTTCATGATTTTCTTTGAATGATAACCAGTGCTGTTCCATTAAATCGAAAAGTTCTTGTGATGTCATATTAACCTTTATTTTATTTATTATAAATATAGTCGATCCATTAAAATGAATATATTTTTTTCCGATGTTTCTAGAGTTGTATATGCGTCTAATTCTATGTAAATTTTTGAATTAGCTTCGTATATTCTAATAATTTTATCAATGTTTATGAATTGGGTTTGTTCTTGCCCATTTATCATAACGCGAATTGATAAAAATTTTTTCATTAATCACCTGTCCAATATCCGCCGGCACGATTTTTACTTGGAGCTCCTATACTGCCTCCTTGTTGAGAAGCCTGTATAACAGACCCCGTTAATGGCGTATCTGTTAATTGATTGAAATCAATAGAAGTTATATTTGTTACTGCCATTAAATGTGCTACAATATCTTTTGTAATTGTTTTTGTAGATGTTAGCCCGGATTGTAATAATTTAACTATTTGATCTGTACGCAATTTAGGTCCGACGCTAGCTTGATACCAAGCGTCTTTTGGAAGTTTAGTTGCATTTGATTGAATAAAATCAGCTAATTTATACGGATTAATATTATCTGGAATATCAAAACGTCGTAAATCTAAACGATTTGTAACCACATCAGGTAATTGCATCCAATCCGTATTCTCATATTCATCAGCAAAATCTGCACCCATATCGGCATCTACAGACATTAAAGCTGCTCTACGTACATCTGTAGAAAGATTTTTCCATATTTCAGATTCATTGTATTCTCGTAAAATACGTTTAGCTCTCGTAATTTCTTCTTTGAATATTTGTCTAAACGTTTCGTTACTTTCTAAAAGTTTTTTAAATTTTTTCATGATGTCTTTTATTTTTATATAAATATTAGCTTAAACGAGCTTTTATCTCTTTACCTATAGTATTATATATATCAGTATATGCATGTGCATCTGTTTGATTGCCGATTGCGGTTGGAATAATAGTAACACCATTATTTGCAAAATATGAATAATATGTGTCTACTGTTTTTTGACTTACCGTTGTTAATGGTTTTGACCATGTAGCTTTCGGACCATATGTTCCTTTAACGACTAATAGTTTCGCATTCGGAAATTTAGCACGAAGTTGTTTAATAAGTTCGGTTACTGTAGATGGAGATGTTTTATATATACCATTAGTACCGATACATATTACCACGTTTTTAACGGCAGGATCTACTCCTGTATATTGTTTAACGTGATTATTTAATAAACCTTCTATAGTAATTCCACTTTTCCATAAACCAGTTGCAGCTTGTATTCCTGCAGAACGAGCGACATTTGGTGTTAATGAATCTCCAATTGCAATACTTTTACCTAATTTATCAGGAGATGTTGTAGTTGTTGTAGCTGTTGAATCTTCAACTTTACCGCCTAATTCTAAAATTCGCTTTTCCATGAATTTCATTAATTGGTCCATTGATTTTCCACCCTGACCATATACGTCTCCTGGAAATGATGCCCATATTTTATTAGCACCGATAAATACCGTAGGCCAGTCGCCTGCATCTACTGCTGCTAATAATTTAGGACTAAGTAACATTAAAGCTCCTTTATCTTGACTCTCTCTAGAGAAATCTGAAAATCCTAATCCCTTCCATGTAGTTGATAAAAATCCATATCTACCAGCTGCAGTAGAACACGTCATTTTTCCTTTAATTGGCGCACATATACTGATATTAGGATGTTTTGCTAAACTATCAAATTGTTTACCGGTAAATAACGTATAATATCCATTGTTCGGATACTGTTCGGTACCTTCTGCATATGCAATTGCATCTAAAAATGCTTTACGATTAATTGTTGACCCGCCGGAGATATGTTTATAATTTGTGTAATCTTGTGAAACTATGTCGACTGCTGAACTGAATATATCTTGTTTTTTATCTTCTTTATTACCTAATATATTCTTCATAAAATCAGGCAATACTGAACTAAATATACTAGCCCAATTTGAAAATGAACGAGCATATGGTTTTAATATAGTTCTAGCAGTTGTTTCATCTATATATCCAGTAACCGGAAGTTCGTTTATTACTTGAAATGTACGTACTGCTTGATATGTTGTTTCACCAAATAAACCGTCTTCAATTTCGGAATCATTTATATCATATTCTAAACTTTTCAATTTACGTTGCAACAATGATAATTTTGATGATTTATCGCCTTTTTTAAATAATTTTGCTCCCGGTTCAATACCTTTTTGTTTTTTCTCTGCAGATTTTTTGTCTATGATATTGGAATCAATAGTTGAATCTATAGATGACAAATACGTAATCCAACGTTTTGCAATAATCGAATGCCCTTCTTTATTCAATAAAGTTTTATTTTTTTGAAACAAAGTTTTATTATTGGTTAAATTATATGCATCAATATTATAATCTGCAGATTGTTGAGAATTCATCCAATCTGCAATTTCTTTTGTTGATTTATATTTTACGTGACCATATGGTGCAAATTCTTTATTCGGTGGCGATATTGTAATCAATTTAGCACCAGAATCTGTTACTAAATTATACATTATTTTTAAAATTTCAATAGCAGAAACATTATCATTAGGTACTATATTACTAAACATTAAAGATACAACATCATAATTCCCAGCAATATTGGTTTGAAGTAATGATAATACTTTAGTAATATCTCCTTCTACTGTAGAAACAACTTGACCGGTTACTACGCTTGTATTTAAAATATCATATGCATAACTAAAACGAGAATGAGTATCGCCATCGCCAATAAATAATACATTCATCTTATTCTGCGGGCTAGATGTAGAATCAGTAGTACGTTCTTTATCAAAGTCAGTGTCTTGTTCTAATAATAGGTTTTTAAGTTTCATCATCTGCCTTGAGCTACATAAGGTTTAGCATAATTTTTACTAGTTTTATTTTTACTAGTTTTGCATTTAGCGTGCACGCCAGGACGTTTAACTTTAGGACGCTTGATATGCAATTTAACAGTGTTTTGTTTGGCTTTTGCAGCTGACATAATACTCCTTAAAAATAGGTTTGTTCAAAATATAGTATTTCAAATTTATTGTCAGTATTAACAAGCTCCGCTGCATTTAACAGGTCTGAATATTCAATTACAGATTCTGTTTGTCCGGTTCTGTAAGTTGTTAAAAAATCAAACGTAGTTAAATCTGTATCAAATAATTGCTTAGAATCTCGGTTATAAGATTCAAATAGCGCATATTCTAATGCATACGCTTTGTTAATGATATCAATTAAATCTGAAAATGTTACGTTAGGTCTAATAGAAGGTAATAGTGGCATTACGTTCCAATCAACTAAATACTTTTGTAACCCTTTTGCATGATCCAATTCATTTTCTGCTTCTTGTGCAAAAAATGCCGCGGCTTTCAAATAACCTATACCTGCACACCAGTTAGTTGCATTGCGATAAAAATAATGAGCAGTGTATTCATCGCCCAATCTATCTGTTAAAATTTTAACTGATGCATCTGCTAATGTTTTTGGTGTTTTAATTGTTGTACTCATTCGATATCTTTTTTTATATAAATATATGGACAGTAAAAAAGCCCCCGTTATAGGGGCTTATAATTCAATTTAATTAAAATTAATCAAAAGCATTTTCCATGCGCTGTGTCATAGGGTTAACTTCTTGTTGAACATATTTAATTATGTTTTCGCTCTGAGTTACAATTGTCCCATGCTCTCCGTGAGTTACTACCCCGCCATTAGGACTTGTTTTCAATTTCAAAATGCCATTACCCAAATCGGTTACTTCTACTTTTTCAGATTCCAATTGGTGAGTGTTTGTACTCGGCTCTAAAACTACTTTTTGCATATACTATAAATTAAAGGTTACATAATTATTATAAAAAAACTTTTGGTAAAATCCAACCAAATTAACTTTGGGCTGTCAACAATTCAAAATATTGATCTTTGCTTAAAGACACCATTTGTCCTCTAGGCTCAACGTCTTGTTTCAATTCAACCAACAAAATATCTCCTTGACGTTTCAATTCTTTGATAAAAGGAATCAAATTCTCATGCACAAAAAATGTACGGGCAATTGCTTCTAACGGGTCATCACTATATTGACGGTCAATCCAAAGCCAATGTTCATTATTTGTAGTTGTACACCAGCAACGCACTGCAAATATGTCATTTGTTAAATTCAATGCCCGGCCGGATACTTGATGTGTTTCAAATATAACATCATATTCGTGATATCCTAAAAATTCTCCAGATTTAGAAAATTGTTTGTGACGAACTGGTCTACCTGCTGTTGCAATCCGGGTATGTCCTAATGCCTTAATCATATCAGATACTCGGATGCTACTAAATACAACCCCTTTCCAATAAGCCCACGGACATTCGAATGCTTCTTGGTATGAATAAGGCTCAACCATATCATAATTGTCTTGGAAGAACTCTAACAAATTTGCAACCTCTACTGGCATTTGGTTTGCAAAAGCACGCGTAATCTCATTAATGAAATTTGTCTTGAAACGAGGCTTATTTGCATACTTATTCTTCAAAAATCGCAAAAATAAAAATTTACCTATTGTAACCGGTTTGCTACCAGACCAACGATCTGATGGAGCAATGATATCATTCATTTCGGTATCGAAAACTAAATCAGGATAATTTCTAAAAAAGTATACTTTCATGGCTAAAAGGATTAAAGGTTACAATAAACGTGAGTTTCATTTGACTTACCGTCTTTACTTGTATAAGTCCAAATACTGTATTGCTCACCTGATACGAATGTACCTTTCCAAGCTAAACGGCCCGAAGGCCAAAATCCAGAAAATTTACCGGTTTTTGCATTTGGTGAGTCAACGGCTCTCCCGGGCCATCCATACTCTAAAGCACGTTGCTGTGCTTGTCTTACTTCTAAATCCTTCATATATCTCTTATTTTTTATATAATATAAAGATAAGAAATAAATCAATACGATCCAAGCATTTTAGCAAAAAAGTTTCATGAAACAGTAAAAAAGTGCAACATTGCTGCTGCACTCTATACGTTCACCTCAAAACGTATTGCCTAAGGTAGCAGGCATCTTAAAGTTCGTCTTGTAATGTATCAATTAAATCTGCGATTTTTACCAATTGTTTTAGTATTATACTTTTTTCTGAAGTTGGCACATTGGAATTAGTAGAAAGATCTTGCATACATCGGTCAACGCAATCTTCAAGTTTCTCAACTATCTCAGAAACATCACCATTGGATTCTCTAGAAGATTTACCACCGCCATACATTTGCGAACTACGATCAAATTCATCTTCGCCATATTCATTCAAATCTTCCGGCTCATACCACTTACCATCACCATCATTATCCTGCCATCTAGGCTCTTTTTTAGCCTTATTGGCTTCGTGTACTGCTATTGAATCCTTAAGGGTAGGCAAAGACCCATCTGCCTTACGTTCCCACGCATATCCTTCTAAAAGTGATTTTAATTTAAGCGCCATTGTTATCCTAATTTAAAATAAATATTAGTACGTTTGTATTTCTTCTAGAACGTTAGTGCGACCTTCCAGGTCCGCACGAGTCCGCACATTACTTGGTACCCGTTGCATCTGCGTTGCTACGTCGAACCAACCACAATTGATCTCTACGCTGCATTGACATGTATCCCGCGGATGCTATACGCGCCCAATTGTCCTTGACAAATGCAGCATATAAACGAGTCTTTTGATACTCTTTGTCAGAATCCGAATCGGCTCCGGATATATTAACAGCTTCAGGTGCATGATTTGTGCAAAAGTCTAAGATGGCTTCTCCGGCAGTACGTATGAGTCGTAAATAGTTGAGTTGACCGACAGCACCACTTTTTGTGTGTGATGTAGTGCGGCCGGCAGTTTGTGCATTAGCATTACGTGTAGGCATCGTAAATGCAAAATACCATTCATTGTACATTGAATCATTGTTACCGCCATGTATCATGATGAATTCCATGTTTGTGGAATCGGCCGTAACGACACATTTCCATTGATCGGTTGATCCCATGGGTTGCCATACGAATTGAGTGGCATAAGGTTGGACAGCGCCAAAGGTAATTTCCGTTAATATGTTGTGTAATTTAATCATTATTTTACGCCCGTTGCATCTGCGTTGGATTTACGCACTAAATATAATTTTCCATTTTGATCTAGAATGGTGTACCCAGCACCTGCTATCTTACCCGCATTAGCATGAAGCAGGTTGCGGTATATGCGAGTCTTTTGAAGGTCTTTGCCGGCTTGGCTATCATACCCGGTAACATCCACTGCCGTTGGGGCATATTGGCCACAAAAGTCTAGTATTGCTTCCCCTGCTGTTTGCAACACCCGCAAATAAGACAATTTGCCAGCAACCGTACTATTTGAGTGGGTAACCGTGAATCCGTTTAACATGTATTGACCGGGCATCGCAATAGCAAAAGCATATTCTTCACCTTCTCTAGAAAACTGTGTACCCATTTCAAAAAGCACTGTTACGTCATCACACTGAACACGGGTTTCATATCCTGCATCTACGGGACTCCACACAAACTGGGTCGCATATGGGGCAATGCTCCCCATGGTAATTTCGGCCAATAAGTCCCTCATTCGTATCATATTAATAAATATGCCTTGTGTGCAGTACTGTCCCGTAACGTGAGTAATAGCTCCGTATCCTACATGGGAGGATTGTATGACACCGTCATATTCAATAAAGAGCACCTATATAGCAAAAATTTTACCCGCGCGGCAGAAACATGTGTCACCTCCCACTCCTAGATGGGGGTCACTACCCCCTTAACTAAACCCTCCCCCACCCCCTTGTTTCCGGGGGGGCATCCCCCTTGTTTTTGGGGGGGCTATGGGGTAGTAAAATAGGGGGGCTATCTACCCCCCTTGTTCTTTATATATATGCCTTATGCCCTTACACGTTTTATTATGATTGCCGTGGCTTCTATATTGTCTGGCAATGTATTGTCTGGACGGATACCCATTACCGTCAATGCATCATTGACTCCGGCCCAACGGGTTCTGTCTGATTCGGTAAAGCGACTGTCTTGTCCAAATGCTTCTTCTGTGTTCTTAAGCTTGAGGAATAAGTGGGCTTCTAACTTTTGGATTGCTACAATCATTTCTGCTTTGGTTAATGGAGCCGTTCTCTTAACACTCACTCCTGCTACTCTTTCTTTTCTTTTTGCTTTCATTGCTCTTATTATTTTAAATTATGCTTAGGGCCTTTCCCTAATTGCTATACATAAAGATAAGCATTTTTTTAATGCGAACCTAATCTTTTGGCAACTTTTTTTACATTATTTTTTTAAAGATTTCGAAGTATTCTTCTGCGTCAATTTCTGCTTCAATGTTTCCTTCGAAGTTTGCATGGCATCTGTCGTCTATATAGTCACATGCAAATTTACACATCATGGCCTTTTCCTCTGCTAATGCCAACGCTATTTCTTTGTCTGTTAATACAGGTGCAAAGCCGGGTTTATTTAAACGTGCTACTAATTTTTCTACTGGTGTCATCATATCTCTTATTATTTATTTATATAAAAATAAGCATTTTTTTGTTCGAATCCTAATCTTTTCTTAGAAATGTTTACTTTTTTTTACAGCAGAAATCCGACACCTTTCGATGCCGGATCCTACCGAGATATATTATTGAGAGATATGTTTACAATTTTCAAAATGCCATCGTTTCAATTGAGGCTCGCCTCCTTCTGTACCACAGTGAGGGCAGATCGCTCTATTTCGTGGCACTCCTTTATACTTACTAGGTACGCCTTTGTTCCATGCTTTAAACCCGGGTTGATGCGTTGCGTGGTTTGCTAATTGCTCTTCGTTTAATTTAAGTCCTTTATTCCAAGCCGGCCTACCTTTATATGTTCTACTTAAATGTTCTCGAGCATATGCATATGATGATGCTGATGCAATGTGACGATCATGCCATTCATTACTAGGACGACACATATTCCAGAATGCAAATGCTATTCTTTTACTGGTAGGATATATCAATGTTAATAGCCGATGACATATGAAATGTTCTTTTGCAGTTAATAGTATAACATTATCCGGAGTATCCTTACCTTTCAAACAACGTGGAAGGATGTGATGCTTTTCATAATAAACACCACATCCTTTTTTTCTATTTTCTTTTTTTGCTTTTTCTATAATAGCATTATATATTCTTTCAGCGTTCATATTAATAAATATGATTGCAGAGCGAAAAACTTAAACACTTAGGATCTGTTCTGCTATCATCATTTTTGGATTATCAAATCCCATTGCACATATCCTTGCCGCTTTGATAAAACTTCTGAGGTTAATCTCTAAGCCTTCAAACTCTGCATCCAATTCCTTCATTAACTCTAATGCTTGGTGCTTAGCTGCTGCAGGAATGCGTGACTCCATTTTGTCAATCAATTGCTCCATTCTAGCAAACATTTGATCCGTTGTCAAATCCACATCTGCTACAAAGCTACGGCTTCGGATTGCCTCATCCAATTTGCTTTGGCTAATGTTGGATATGAATATTATTCTGCCTGTGAATTCAAAATGACGAGGTACCTCGGATCCGAACTCATCCTTAAGCGCTTTGCTTGTTATGTAAGATATCTTTCGAGTGTCATAAGAGTCTAATGCTCCCTTAAGGATATTAACTGCATCATCGTCACGGAATACTGAATCACAGTCATCCAATACAATAATCTTGTCGGAGTTCTCATATAGCGTAATAAACAAGCCGGCTGCTGTGGCACGACCCTTGAAGTGAACAAAGTCATATGACTCTCTTAAGCCCATACCTTCTAAGGTACCTTTTACTAGGTGTGTCTTGCCCATTCCGGCACCTCCGGTAATTACTAGTGACGGTTGGATTCCTTTGCCTACCATTTTAGTCAAGCGCTCAATATTGTCAAACATTACCTGCGGATCCTGCTGCTGCTTAACTGACATAAATGACAGCTTCTGTGGTGCACTTGAAGCCGTTGACTGCGCTGCTGGCATACGTGTTACTCTGCCATTTACTCCTACAAACAATACCTCATTGTTCTTCTCAGCATTTAATAACTGGATGTGGCGGATAACATCCTTTCCTGCAATCTCTCCGGTTGCAACATTCTTTCCGAATAACTTTCCTTTAATTCTAACTGGCTTAAAAACATTTGTCATACTCTCTCTTTTTTTTTAATTAATATATCTCTTAATTCCTATATATAAAGATAAGCATTTTTTCAATGCGAACCTAATCTTTTGGCAACTTTTTTTAAACTTTTTTACTTGCTACTTCAGCACATAACTCTTCAAACTCAGCATCTGACATATCATCTAGCACATAGTCTAATGATTCACAATCAGTATCACTGTCAGAGCAACAACCACATTCTGCTGTGAAGTAGTATGTATAACTAGCCCGATTGCTTGGAACATTAATGTGGGTAATTATTTCTTTTGTATCACCGTAATCGTCGGATTTGTAAGCATCCACGTCTCCAACGAACTCCGGGAATTTTGTTTTGAAAATTTGTGACTTTGTCATATATCTCTTATTTTTTAATATACTTAAAGATAAGAAATAAATCAATGCGATCCAAGCATTTTGCAAACTTTTTTTAATTTATTTGTTTGCAAAAGTATAACACATAATCTGCAAATGCCATTTCCAATTTGGTTGATTGAGTTGTGATTCTATTTATGAATACTAAAGGATATACTGCCAATAAGCCTAACCCCAATACTATTATTTTGATTATTTTCATATGTCTCTCTTTTACGTCCGCAAGGGCCAACATTGCTGCTGACCCGGGGACTATGTTGAGAGATATGTTTACTCTTCCGGTGAATCTTGCTCTGCTTCAATTTGTGTCTCTATCTGTGTTTCTGGATCCACATCGACGATAACACCTTCTTCGTCTTCTTCGTCTTCTTCCATTATAAATTCATCTAATGTTGCGGTAACATGATCCATAATATCCCGGACATTAACATCAGCACTTGTCAATGAAATCTCGTTCCTGTAACTAAGTTCAAACTCAGCTGAATCAAAATCAATTAAACTATTTGAATTGTAATCTAAGCATCTTTCAATTCTGTCAGCAATGTTTTCTGCCGTCTCTTCTGTTATGCCAAACACTTTCTCAACTCGCACTTCGGGTTCCAAACTTTGGATAAGTGCAATTACATTGTCGATTGATACTACTGAGGTTAGCGCCTTTGCTCCCTCTAACTGCGCAATTAAATCTGCTTTTTTCATACTCTCTTATTTTTTAATTATACTATAAATTTAAGGATTTTTTCAATGCGATCCAAGCATTTTGGTAACTTTTTTTAAACTTTTTTTAGCTATATCTGCCGGAGTAAATTACTGCGTGCACTGCTAATGTTACCTGTGTAACCATGTTTTCGAATTCTTGTTGTGACATCATTGCTCTTATTTTTTACGGGATAAACATTTAAGGATTAAAATTACATTAAGCATGAAGCTTAAATAAATCAAATTGCTTACAAATTCTGGTATCATATCTCTTATTTTTTAATATACTTAAAGATAAGAAAAAAAGTAATGCGATCCTAATCTTTTGCAAACTTTTTTTAAACTTTTTTTACAAGTATTGTTCCAACAATTTAATACCCGGTAAGCTTCTCAATGACTGCTCGCCTAATCTAACCAATTGTCGTGCACGCTCTCCTGTGATATTCAACTCCTCAGCAATTTGCTCCATTGGCTTAGCATACTCATAGCCGATCCCATAATTCATACACAATGCAATGCGTTGCTTCTCCGGGATCTGACTCAATGCTCTTTGCAAGTCAAACACAAAGTCTGCCTTATCTCTGCTTGATTTGGTTGCCTCAGCTTCTAAGAATCGATCTGCATATGTTTCCTTGTTCTCATCATCGCCTACCGGAGTGTGGATGCTCTTGATGCTTTGGGTTTCGGTTGCTGTCTTATGGGAAGGGATCCTAACAACGCGGGATAAATCATTCAATGCCTTTTGCAACTCGGCACGGATATACCACACTGCAAAGGTAATGAATTTGAAGTCTTTATTGGTATCGAATCGATCCACAGCCTCAAACAATCCTACATTGGCAAATGCAATTAAGTCCTCTAACTCTAATCCCATTCCCTGATAACCTCGTGCTACCTGGATCGCAAATCGCAAATTTGCTTTGACGATCATGTCACGCGCTTGGATATCACCTGCCTGTGCTGCTATTAATAATGCCTTCTCATCAGCCTTGCTTAAGGTTGGTGCTTTCTTTGTCTCTTTGACATACTGACGGATACTTGCTGTTTCTGTTACAATTGCTCCGTTACTTACATTGATTCTTTTTGCCATTCTCTCTTTTTTTAAATTTATAACTCTTTTTATTAATACTTAAAGATAAGCATTTTTTTGTTCGAAACCTAATTTTTTTGCAACTTTTTTTAAACTTTTTTTTCGGAAAGGTTTCATGCAGATAGAGTCTAGAATATTCTGCATGAGTCTTATTAATCGCCTCTCCTCCGATATACGTAAACACTCAACTCCGGGAATTTCTCCTATGCATCTTTCAAAACATAGTTACGGTCGCTTACAATTTTTTGTAGTCAGGACAGGACTCGAACCTGTAAGCCTTTGCACGTTACCCCACGTCTACCGGCTATTCAATTGGAGGTAATTTAGCGTATCCCAATTCCGCCACCTGACTATGTTCCCCGCTTATCTAATAAAGCGAGGATTCAATTTTGCCTTAGCCTCTTGCTCGGCTCTATATATTGCGTTTCGCTCTGCTTGTGCCATTGCGGCTTTAACTACTGCATTCACTTCCTGAGGCTTTCTTGCATCTGCACTCATTTTTGCCATTACTGCATCTTGCTTGTAAAATCCTGAATTCTTTGTTCCTTTTGCCATTTCTCTTATTTTTTAATTATACTATAAATTTACCGATAATATCAATGCGATCCTAATCTTTTAGCAACTTTTTTTAAATTATTTTAAAAAACTTTTTGCTTCAAAAATTGCTGCATCTGGATCCTCGTCATATACGCCCTCCATCCAATTAGATACAAATGCTTGGAAGTCGGCTGATGTCTCGGTTGAAACTCTGCTAGCCTTTGCTGCTGCTAATTCTGCTTTTGAAAATGTTCCAAAGCTACTTAATTCTAAAAAAATGCCATTTAATGTTACTGTCATATCTCTTATTTTTTAATTATACATAAATTTAATGAATTAATCAATGCGATCCTAGCATTTAGCTAACTTTTTTTTCCGCCTTTATGCTTGATTTAAAATAATAATGCAATAAGCGGTTATAGGTCCAAAAGCGTGTTGCGCTCTTACAATAGTCAAAGCACTCTGCTCTTTCTCCAAATTCAGCAACCAATGCTGCGATAATGTCTCGTCGGGTTTCAAATGTCATATTCTCTCTTTTTAAATTAATACTTAAAGATAAGCATTTTATTTCAATTATCCTAATCTTTTTGGAACTTTTTTTAAAAAAGTTATTCACAATTCATACAACTCATCAGAGTCATATAACTCAAATTCTCCCGGTGCATTGCTTTCGGTAAAGGATTCTTGAAACCCTTTGCCATCCTTAACCATGGCTAATGCTTCTTCTTCTGTCTCGGCTACTACTTCATAATACTGTGTAATTACCGTTTTAATGCGCTCTTCAAATTTAAAAACTTTCATTTTCTCTCTTTTTTTTAATATTAATACTCTAACAAATCTGCAGCCATTTCTCCGATCCCTTTGCCATTGCGGGTAATTTCATAATTCGGATCCATTCCGGAAATCATGATGTGGTCGATAAGGTCTCCTAACGTCGGAAACTCTGCTGTGAAATAAACACAATTTAAACTAAACATAACTCTTATTTTTTTAATTAATATAAAGATAAGAAAAATAATGTTCGGATCCTAATCTTTTGCAAACTTTTTTTGGAAAATGTTTACCTTTTATCTACAAGGAAGAATCTTTCAAACTCCGTTGCTGTAAATTTAGTTGGCTTATCTTCCGGACGATCCCAATCAATATCAAACCGAACTACATAATTGCCCTTCTTGGTAATCTTAAGCAATGTGCCGAATAGGTCATTGCGATTAACAATATTGTCTCCAGGCTTCACGTTTCCTGACTTAAGGTCGACTGCTTCCCAACCTCCTGCTAATAATCTTGCGGTTAAACTCATTGTTCTAAATATTAAAAAGGTTCGTAAATTTCAAAATTAATTTGAGGGAACTTCCACTCTAACTCGCTCAATGAAAACGTGAACCCTTTCGGATCCGTTAGCGTTGTGTAGCCGTTAGGGAGTATCTTTACCTTGCCCAACATTACTCGATTGGATCCATTATTGACCCATACTCTTTGCTTGTTCTTTAAATCTGCTTTTGTCATGCTCTCTTTTTAATTTATTCTAAATATAAGTAAAATATCAATGCGATCCAACCGTTTTAGCAAAAAAGTTTACTAAAAGTTAAACCATCTAAAACTCTCACTGCCACATCGGCATTTGAACTCCCTGGCCCATTTTTGCAATGTAAAATTATAAGTTCTTAAACTTGCTTTGCCGCAATTATAACATTGGCAACGCTTCTTTTCGGTTTGATGATTTTTTGACATATTCTCTCTTTTTATTTTATATTATAACCTAAAATTGCAAAAGGGTTACCCTTTTTGGGTAACTTTTTTTATCCAACAATTACAAACATCGATCCCGTTGCTGCATCTACATCCTCCGCCGTTGACAATGCCTTATATTCTCCTGCGGCATTCACTGCAAATATAGCTGAGGTATATACGCCCATTCCATCAGCACGAAGGCCTTTTGCTTGTTGCTTCAATTCTGCTTTTGCTCTGCGAGCGCTAATTACATTTCCTTTCATATTCTCTCTTTTTAATTTATATAAAGATAAGCATTTTTTTGTTCGGATCCTAATCTTTTAGCAACTTTTTTTCTAAAAGTTATTCACAATTTAGATTTATATAAATGAATATATACCATCTTCAATCTTTCTCATTTTGATAAATTTTAAATGACCCTCTCCAAACCCATCATTTTTATTGCTACCAAATCCAACCATATAGCCGTTGCCATCCAATGCAATAATAATCTTTGCAGTACTAGTACCAAATAATGCAGCGGCTGTCTCGGCATCGGCTTGGCTAAACCAATTTGTTAATTTGTCAAAATTAATTTTTTTAACTTTTGCGGGAACTTTAATTTTTTTCATATCTCTTATTTTTTAATTTATATAAAGATAAGGACTTTTTTGTTCGGATCCTAATCTTTTAGCAACTTTTTTTAAACATTTTTTAAGCGTGCAAATGCTTTATCCGTTGTAACAAATATTAATCGGCTAACTGGCACTATTAAATTGGTTGGACGAGCTCTTAATACTGCTTTGTCTCCGTTAATCTCTAAAACTCTAAATGGTACTTGCATATCTCTTATTTTTTAATTTATATAAAGATAAGGACTTTTTCAATGCGATCCAAGCAAATTGCAAACTTTTTTTACTTTTTTTTAAACTTTTTTTTAAAAGCCCCTGCGCAAATCTCCTTCTCTATATGTCTTAACGCCGTTTTGCATAGCTTTAAACTTTCTATAAAAATAGTCACTTAAGTCTTCGTATGCCTCCTTTGCTGCAGCATATGCATAATACTCCGGAGCTTTAGTAAAACCAAAATTAGCTTTTTCTTGCTCCGGGGTTCTCCATCTATACTTTACAGCCTCGCAATGCATTGTGTGCGCTAACTTTTGGAATAATGCTAATGCATCTGCTAAATCCTCCTGCGTAAAGCCTTTGCTTTGTTTTGCATTGTAAATTGCTTTGCCGGATCCGGTAACTCCTATTTGCGTTTTGACTGACTTAAACTTTTGCATATCTCTTATTTTTTAATTTATATAAAGATAAGTAAAATAATAATGCGATCCTAGCAAATTGCAAAAAAAGTTACATAAAAGTTTTTTATGGATAATGCTGAATGCATAAATAAAAAAAGCACCCGGGAATAAGAGAGAAACCCGAGTGCCGAGACGCGCCTGGAAATAAGAGAGAGAACCAGGTCACATAATGTGTCGTGGGATCAACTGTGTTCGGAGCGCAATTGCATCCTGTGGTCGTGATCCCACTATATGGTAGGTCGAGCACATAGGCTGCGATCCCTTGTTATTTTAATATTAAATGCTCCAGGCAATTGCTACTGCTACCGCACCTAGCCATCCTGCAATGGATAATATGATCAACGTCTTATCAAATACTTTATTCATCTATCTTCTTATTTACACTTATATTATAAGGAATCGATCCCGTACGTCCAACCAAAAACCAAAAAAAGTTTACTCTGTATAGCTAGTGATCTGAACTAAATATGCGTTTAAGGGGCTAAAAATAGGTATGGACTAAAAATAGGACTAAAAATAAGACCACTCCTTCTAAAAATAACAAGGGTATTTTTTCTAAAAATAGCCTGATTTCGTCTAAAAATAACCCGGGGAGGAGTGGATATCCCGGATATTGCTCTAAAAATAGACTACGCATATACACGCTATACGTACATGATCAGCACTATACGCACTATATACATGATACCAGGTTACTCTCTATATATACGAGAATGCATCTAAAAGCAAATATGCTATATATAGAGACTAAAAATAGATCAGCAATTGGACTAAAAATAAGACCACTCCTTCTAAAAATAAAAACGCATATTGCCCTAAAAATAGGCGATATTGGTCTAAAAATAGCCTGTTCCCTTATCCGCGCCATACAGTTCGTTTAAGAACATCGAGGCACGTATTAGGCCAAGTATCCAACAGGAAAGGGATATAGAGACTATGCCCCGTAAGATTAAGTAGGACCGGTAGGGATATATATAACCTATCTTGCTGAATGCTACTAGACACTAAACACACAATTTCGTCTAAAAATAAGACTAGTACTTTTACTGTCATTCGGACTAAAAATAACACGGGGTGGGGAAGATACTAGACTCTGGGCTAAAAATAAGGTACCTAGTAACCTGGGTAATGAATACGTAAAAATAACACTATTATACTTGGTATTACTTATACGTGTACGTGCATTACTTGTACTATACTTATTACTTTATGTATGTGTATTGTCTTATGTGTTCTTCTTATTTGTCTTGATATACTTCTTCAGTATCCGTAACATACTACGGCTACTTCTTAGTTTGCGTGTTATTCTTGTTATTCTGATTTAAAATTTTTAAGTGCTTCCGATGTTTCTTGCCAAAATTCTACATATGTTTCAAATAACTCTGGATCGGGAAATACTTGTTGCATACTTGTGATTTCATCAACCATTTCCTGTACTGCAATCTCGGCACATTGTCTAGCTTCTTCCCAGCGAGACTTAACATTATTGATACCAGTAAAGCTACCATTGTTAGGCAATGAAAAATATATTCTTTCTGTTAAGTCTCGTGCTTTATCTTGCGGAGTCATCATATAATCCTAAGGCTTCATCATTTTCCATCATTTCTTTTAAACGAGCTTCTCTGCGTATACGGTCTTCTGCCATGGCATACACATCAAAGAAATCGGCACGCTCTTGCTTGTCTAAATTCAATACGCGTGGTCCTATGGTACGCATATCACAGCAACCTTCTTCATTATCATAATGCAATGTGGCAACTGTAAAGCAAGATTCTGGATTCTTAAAACATGATTCGCCAATACTTAAATTGTTCTTTCTATAGAAGCCATCTGATAATACATAGCCTTCTTCTAAAAGTTTAGCTTCAGTGCCGTAATAGGAGTTAGGATACCATTTAATGATTTCATAACGTCCTTGACTGTAACGGCATTCAAATTGATTGATTCTTATTCTCATTATTCTTATTTTCTATTAATATAAGGAATAATGCATTAGGATCCAACCTATACATCATCTAATCCATCCATTAATGTTTCATCCCAATCCGATATGTCATCTCCGCCCCAATCTGCATCATCTTGTATTTCATGTGCAAATAATGCCCACTTCAAGTTTTCTATATCAAACTTGATAGGTCCATATTCGCCATCAGAACAATCAAAGACAACTTGATTGCCTACTAGTTTCAAATAGGCAGGACGATGCCATTGTGCATCTCCTTGATATACTATGGTTTCTTCATTCATTGCGTTCAAATAAATAATAATACAAACGTTCTTTTACTGTATTCTTCCAGGTTGTAACACGAGCCTGAGAAAAGCTATCTTTCTTTTTAGGATCAATAAGTATCATGATGTTGCCTTCCAATTCAGCATCAATCAATGCAAGTATTTCTTCTTTACTCATAACTTTTTATTTTTTTCGTTGTTGTGTTAATCATATCTGGTAAATCTTTTCCATTACTGAACTCTAATAATTTAAAGTATTTCTCATCACCAATTATACCATCAACACTCCATTCTGTCTTCACTCCGTTTTCGTGAATAGGTATTGAATATGTGTCTTCTTTATTCATATTAACATTTTAGTCCGTTAAATTTTATTCTTTTAGAGTCATTCGATGAATTCGTAGTTATTGTAGTTGCGCTACAAACCGGAGTTGTCATTGGATCTGGTAAATTATTATTGTCATCACAAGTAATTGTATATGGTGTGATTCTAAAAGGCTCATCACGTTGTATCATTGGCAAAGTCACTTCTGGAGTCTTCTTATCAAATACTAGTTTTAAATGATCTTTGATTTGTTGAGTTTGTATTACGTTCAACTCTTTTGGATCAGCCATTTCCATGAATCCTTGTAGCCAATAAGTAAACTGTTCTGGTGTCATACTATTTTAATTGATTTATTGCGTTAATAATCAGTTCTCGCATTTCAGCTACGGTAATTGCATCTAAGTGCTCAACATTGAAACATTCAAATTTTGCAGTATCAACGCGATTATCGACCATCGACAATACATGGTAATCATGCAATTGTGTCTGCAAGTCTTTATTTATTTGTGTTAACTTATCTGCACCCATCTCTTCTAAAGCTGATAATGGGATACGTAT